GCGCGCGCCGGCATTGACACGGAAGGCGATCGCAAGGCCGTCTACGAGCACCTCGCAGCTCACTATCGCCAATTCGGCGAAGAAGCACCCGAATTCAAGAAGATCAAAGAAGCACAGGCCGGCGACGCGTGCTCGATGGATGACGGCAACGCCGGCATCTCGCCAGCGATCCCAAAGACCCAGACGGACCGCTCGTATGCATCCCGCAAGAGCAAGACAAATCGCTTGAAAACGGACACGCCGCGCAGAAGGCGCTCATCAAGGCGCTCAACGAAGAGCACGACCGGCACACCAGCGATATCGAGAAGAGCTTCGACACATTCCGCAAAGCCGCTGAGGAGAATGACGCCGAGCAGGACGATTCCGAGGGGGAGGATGCAAAGAAATCGGCGAAGGGCAAGTCCGACCTTATGCGCGAGAGCCTCAAGGACCTCCGCGACTCCCTGCATGACGAACACACCATGCACCGCGCGAAATCGATTGCCTGCTTCCGCGGCTTCGACCCGGTCGAAGACAAAGCGTTCGACAAGGGACCGCACTTGAAGTCGCTCCGCGACGCGCAGGACGCGTACGAGGCCAAGAACAACAAGGCGCTCGATCAATTCGAAGAGAAATGCATGAAGAGCGTCCAAGGCATGCCCGGCGAAGTGGACGATCATACTGACTGGATCACCGGCAAGATCGAGGAAAACGAGCAGCTTCACAAAAAGAGCGTGACCAAGATCGCGAAGGCGATGTGCAAGGCCGCATTTGGCGAAGAGGAGCAGGCCGACGAAAAGACCATCGACATCCTCACCGAATTTCTCGCTCCGCACATCGACGCTCAGCTCCTGCCGGCAGTCGCTGCCAAGATCGGCTCCAAACTGTCATCTGCCACGAAGGACAAGCTGGGCGAGGCCCACCAACATATGAAAGCTGCAAAAGCCGTTCTCGAGAGCCTGCATCCAGGCCTCGCCGACGGTGACGAGGAGGAAAGCCGCAGCGACGGCGACCGAAAGGTTGCCGACGATGGCTCTCGTGACACCAGGTCGAGAACCCGCACAACCTCTCGCTCTGACGACGCGCTCAAAGCGCATCTTCGGGCACGCGAGATCGTGGGCGGCATTGAAGCCAAGGCGCGCGAAGCGCTCGGACAGCTTAATGCCGACATTCGCGCCCAAGGCAGAAAATAATTCCTAGGGGCTTTGCCCCTCACATATGGAATTCAAAGACATCAAGGAGATGCACGTCACCGCGTTCGACGAGGTGATGAAGGAAAAGCTTGTCCCGATCATCGGTCAGGAAACCGCGTCAGCCGTCCAAAAGGCGGTTGCAGGCCTCCGCGCTGAGCGGGCTGTGTTCGGTGTCGACAAGACCGGCTTGTCTGAAAAGACCAAGAAGGACTTCGTCGAGATCGCACGCGCGGCTGTCACGAAATCGTTCATCGTCGATACCAAGGCCAATGAGGCTTTGATCGAAGAGCAGGACAATCGTGGCGGTTATCTCGTTTCCCGTGAAATCGCCGACGCCATCGTTCGTATCGCCGCTTCGGTTGGTACGATCATGAGCCAAGCAGCCAAGTGGGAAATGAGTTCAGACGAGCTCGCTGTCCCGAACTACACCGGAGCGTTCCTCAAGGGAGCGTACCTCGGTACAGACGTGGCAGGCGCCGTGACCGGCATTGCGTTTGGTCAGGCTCAGCTCATCGCCAAGAAGTGGCAGCTCGCGTTCGTGGTCGGCAACGACCTCCTCGCGGACGCCTCGGTCAACGTTGCGGACTGGCTTCTCGCCCTCGGCGGTGAAGCTCTCGCAAACGCGATCGACTACCAGGGCTTTATCGGCGGTGCGAACTCCGGAGATCCGTTCCTCGGCGTTCTCAACTGGCCTTCGACGACTTCGGTCGACGAAACCGGCCAGAAGGTCACGTCATACGTGCTTCCGAGCACAATGACGACCTTCGCGAAATTCGCTCTCATGGACGACTCGTCGGCCATGATCGGCGATCTCGAAGAATCAATTCTCGACGGCGCAGCGTTCTACATGAACCGCACCGTTTGGGCGAAGCTTCGCTCGCAGAAAGACGGCAACGGCAACTACATCCTGCCTTTCGCAGGATTGGCGAAGCCGGAGCCGGCAGTCGAGAACCATCCGGGCGGCGGACCGATCAAACCCGCAGGCAACATCCTCGGGTACCCGGTCTACACCAACCGCTGGCTTCCAGCAGTCGGTGCGTCGAGCGTCAACGGCTTTTCGGACGACGCGAGCAACCCGTTCCTTATCTTCGGCAACATGCGAGCCTTCGCATTCGGAGACAAGGGCGAGATGCGCGTCGGCCAGTTCGAGTCCGGCAGCTTCGGCGGCAAGGAGATCGCTTTGGCGGACCAGCGCGGCATTGTGTACAAGCATCGCCACGCTCTCACGCTGACGCTCCCTCGCGCGATGGTCGTCGCCAAAACGGCGGCGTCCTGATCCGCGTAGCTGATGCGGGGCTTCGCGCTTTCCTCTCGCGAAGCCAAATCAGCCTCTTACTCGGTAACATCTTCTCGCTATGAGCGACGAAACTGAAAAGAACGTCGACGCTGGCAGCGAAAACTCCGGCGAACCGGCCGCTTCCGAAACCGTGCAAACGGATACGAGCGACCAGGACGCGGGAGGTTCTGCCGACGTAGAACAGACGCAAGAGGCCGTTGTCGAAGAGACCCCTTCCACTGAAAGCCGTACCGGCTTCGCGGAACCGGGTCAGAAAGCAGGCGACGAGTGCATTTGCCCCGATGGGCGCAAGGGCACCGTCCACTCCTTCGACGCGGGACTCATCTGCATTCCGAATGCAGACCAGGGCTAGCTATTAGGCCACGCGGTCGCCCGCCGCAGCCGCCGTGTCGACGCGCGGTCAAGTGGCAAACTCACTCACATTCGTATGCGTTTAAATCCATACGACGACGTGATGGTGCAGCCTTCGACGGTAAGCTCCGTGGCGATCCAGTCGCTCGCGGGGAGCTCGGCCGCCGACGGTGATGCGCTCGACACCGGGCAGCTGTTCGATGCCGAGTCGATCATGATTCACGTCCGTACCGAAATCGCTTCGGGTTCACCGAGCGCGGCTTCGATTGCGTGGGCGCTCCAGGAGTCGGCCGATGGTTCGACCAACTGGGCGGCGGCACTCGACAACACCGGCACGGCGATCGGCGCTACCCTGAACACCAAGACGGTGGCTCAGGATAGCTACGCGCGCGTGGAGGGCATCATGCTCAACCGCAAGCGCTATCTCCGGATCGTGCTCACGCCCGCTTACACGAGCGGCACGAGTCCGGCGACGTTGACCTATGCCGAATTCATCGGCACTCCGGGCAACGGTCAACCGCTTCCCGTAAGGTCGGCGGTCAGCAACACATAGCGTTGCAGCCTCGCTTTGTCCGCCTCTTCGAGGTGGGCAGCGACGAGGAAACAACCTCGAACTCAATGGAGCAAGTCTCACCTTTTGCTTTGACGACGTTGGCGCGGGTAAAGGACCTGCTCTTCGACCCTAACCTAACGATCACGGTCACCGGCACGACCGCAAGCGGCTCGAAGAACATCTCCAGCGCCACATTCCAGCCGGGCAAAACCGTCCGCGTTGGTCAGACCATCACCGGCCCTGGCATCCCCGACAACACGACCGTTACCGCGTTCACCTCGAATTCGCTAACACTCTCACAGAACGCCACTGCGGATGGCTCTGGGGTCAGCCTCTCGATCCTCGATCAGCCAGTCGCGTTCGACATCGTACTCATCCGCGCTATCAACTGGGCGACCAATTACATCAGCAATGAGTGCGGTCGGACTTCGTTCGTTCAGCAGACCTTCGTCGACGACACCTACTCGATCGACAACGCGCGCCAGAGCGTCCTCAGATTGCGCAACACCCCGGCCTTCTCGATCTCCAGCTTCCAGTGGCGCGCCGGGACACCGACCAATCCGAGCTGGACGGACTTCATCCCGGACCAGTACGAGCTGATAGACCCGCGCACCGATCCGATATCCGGCACGGTGTGGTATCCGTCCGGACTCGTGCGCGTGTACGGCGTCCTTCCGCGCTTCTCCAGCAACATGATCCGAGTCACCTATGTCGCTGGCTATCCGGTCAATTGGGCGAACGCCGAGGATCACAATACGCATTGGCTGCCCGGCGACCTGACAAGCGTGTGCGAGAACCTGGTCGTCCGTCGCTTCTCCCGTCGTCAGCTCGCAGGCAAAAGCTCCCAGTCGCTCTCGGGCGCGAATGAAAGCTGGCGCAACACCCTCGACTCCGAGGACCTTGCCGTCATCGCCCAATATCGCGACCTCAATTTCTGATCATGGAATTTTTTATACAGATACAGGGAATCGCGCAGCTCATCGCCGCACTCAAGGACTCCCCCGCCATCGCAGCGCCGATCTTGCAACGCGCGCTCACGGCCTCACAGGCAATCCTGGCCAAGAACACGAACGCGAGGACCGTCCCGATTCGCACTGGCTTCCTGGTCAACCACTTCCAATGGGTGATGAGCAAATTGCAGGGCTACTGGTATCCGACCGCGTCATACGCGCCGCTGGTCGAATTCGGCACGCGCCCGCATCGCATCGAGCCGAAGGATAAGCAGGCGCTCTACTGGCCCGGCGCCGATCATCCGGTCCGCTTCGTGAATCATCCAGGCACGCGACCAAATCCATACATGGAAAGAATCATGGCCGCGTCCCAAGACGACATCAACGCGACCTTCGGCCAAGCAATACAAATGATCACGCGCGCGATCGCGCAAGGAGCATGAACCTCGCCAAGCCCATCAAAGAGCAGATCCTCATCAACCTCCAACAGCTTGTCGAGGCTGGGTTCATCAATTCGCTGTACTCGATCGATCAGAACGCCAACCCGCTCGCGATGCTACCCTCGAACGGCTATCCGTTCGCCATCGTCGGCATGCCGCGCATCGCTGCCGACTTCGAAGACCAGGCGAACAACATGCGCACCTACCGCTACGACATCCTGTTCGTGCTCGATCCGACCGCGCTCGCGCATCCGGACACCGACGTCGAAGACCTCACCGACGCCGTGCTCAATCAGTTCGACACGAACTTCACGCTCTCGGGAGCGGCGATCGCTGCTGTCTTGCCGGCCGAAGTCGAGGCGGCCCCAGTCTCAACGGGAGA